ACGATTCACGCTCTAGGCGTGTGATGCGCTCTAGGTCGGACAGGTGAACCCTGCCAATGATCGTATGTAGCAGGTCTGCAAGTTGGTAGTTGGTCATACGACACCATCCATTGAAATGATCTTAAAGTCTCCATTGTGCGCCAAGGGACGCTCGCCAGCCTCGAACACGTAGAACACGCGCTCGTCGTCCATCAGTTGATCGAATTCCTCTACAGTCAGCCTACGATCAGCGACCGCGATCCGTCCATGGTAAACCATAGAGGGCATGTCACGCCACACGTAGGACACGTCGATGATGCTTGCTAGTTTTGTCATGGTTTCACCCCTCAAGTGACGCTGGAGCGCCACGGTTCGTTGTAACTGGTTCATTGGTCAACCTCCACCTCGTCAGCGGTCGCCAGACCTGCGTCGAGCGCCTGCTGTGCCAGCCTAGGGCACAGGTACAACAACAGTACCTCACGTGGTATCAGGTCGAGCATATCCCACAGCCCTCCTGTTGAACCCGTGTTTATGTCGATCTCAATTTGATCAGTTATCAGTTCGAGTAGTTTATCGCTGTGCATCATTTAATTCTCCAGTCTAAATTGTGATTTAAAGGGTTCCGCTCGCTTCGGGGTTTTAAACGCTTCTGCCTCGGAAACAACCCAAGCAAAACAGCGCCTGCGGTTTTCATAATGGAAAACGCTGTCAGGTTCGACTCTATGCGCCGCGCTGTCGCTGTCAAATTCTTGGGCTGATGCGTATCGCTTCGACCCCTTAAATTTAACCCTGCCGATAATTTGGCGGTCTTCGGTTTGAACCTGCAACCATTCATCTATGAAACGCTGGGGTAGGTTAAACGTAGCAGTCTCAATTGTTTTTCGACCTTCAACCACTAATTGCGCCCATGGTTGCCTAATATAGATTTTCGCCATTGTTTACCCTCTTACTTGTGTTCATAAATCTTATACATCATTTCACCCCTTTAATCAGCCCGTCCTGCATTGTGACCTGCGCGAAGAACTCGCGCCCGATGCCTGTGATGTGCGGTCGATTTGCACCCACCAGCACGCCGTCGCGCAAGTACTCTGCACCGAAAACCGATGTTTCGATGTACTGCAAAGGTTTACCAATATTTTCTTTTAGTTCCTTTTTTGATTTGTAAACGAATACTAACATGTTAAACCCTTCAAAAATTGTAATCGTAAAACTTCACTGCGCGATCGTTGACCTTGTGGCGCCCGTGCGCGCTGTGAAAATATCCATCGATGCGTTTCCGTGCCCTTATTATAGGCGCTTCTGGGTCGCTGGTGATGAACCACCGCTGATCGTGCTGGTTCGCTACATGACGGGAAAACCCGCCTACCTGTACCTCAGGTTTCCAATCAGGATCCACCTCGGCGCGCATGGCGCGGACCTCGATCGTCTTGTCGGACACCCATCGAACTATTTCGTACGGGTTAACGTCACTGTACCCTTGCTGATTTGCATAGCGCATGCGCTCTCTGAATGGCGTGTGATCGTCGTTGTAGGCGCGTAGTAGTTCCACGGCTTCGCGCTTGGTCCTATAGGTGCCACCGAAAGTGGGTCCATGCCCATAGACTCGCATGATCAGCCACGATCCGCGATCGTTGACGATGGAATATTGGCTGAGCATGTCACGCATGTAGCCCGTCGCATGATAGATGCCCTTGGCAGTCTTGGTGATTTTCATGATGATGGTCCTTCTGGTTTAGTGCATGGGGTAGACGATGACCTGAACCGCTGGATCGGCACAGGCGGTACATGAGCCACACTTGGCGTTGCCTGCGACCGCAGGGCATACCTTGGCGCTGATACCTTGATCATGCAAGGATCGCACGAAGGTGATCGCCTGCGAGCTATGGGCGCGCTTGTTTTTGCCACGTGCCAGCTTGTCACCCTTGATCGCGCATGAAGCCACGTGACCCGCGTTGAGAACCTTTGGCAGGTTTTGCACATTGGATGCGACCGAAACCCGTGGCATGAACCCTGCATCCTTGAGGGTATCGGCTTTGCCCAAGGTTTCCGTAGGGAAATGGACCCTTGAATGATCCAAGGATCCCGCGATTGTCTTCAGCGCTGAGCGCTCATGGTCATCTAGAACCGCAGGGATCGAACCGAAGGCGGCAAAGCGCACCCATGGTGCACCCGCGAGCTTTGCGAGCGCCTTGGGCTTCGTGAGCGCGCTCAGGTAGGCGCCTATGCTTGATTCCTTGCGCTCAAGGTTGATCGTGATCGATGGCTTCATGGCTTCGGTGGTGATGGCATAGCATCCATTGCCCTTGAGTGGACACGAGTCATCGCAGTGCTTGCCACCCGATGTGGTGAAATTGACGGTTACTGATCCGCTGATCCCTTTGCCATAGGATCCGATTAGAGTGCCAAAGGTCTTGTCTTGCATGTGTATAACCCCTTGTGGTTGAGGGCACCACCGTGGCACCCATGCCCACACTATGCAGGATCCGTGCCAAGTGCCAAAAGCATCACTTTTGAAGACAAAGGTATTCAGTTTTACCTTATATCAGCAGGTGCTTATGTTTCACCATGGTGCACAATGGCACCACATGGGTGCAAGAATCACCACAATGGTGCAGCCTGTGGATAACTCAAGGGTTCTGTGGATAACTATTCAGGCTGTGGATAACTTGGGATAACGTAGGTGGTCCAATGGGGACCTACACTGACCCTCACATGTTATCCCCACGTTATCCACAACCCCTTGAGTGTACCTGTGTGTAACCTGTGGATAACTCGATAGTGTTGTTTTTTGGAGACACTTAAGGGTACACGGGGGGGTGGGAAGCCTGGAGTGTATTCTCATGTGTACCCGCCCAGATACAAAAAAGTAGGATTTTAGAACCCTTAGGTCCCCTAAGAAAACTCAAGTAATTCTCAAGCCTTCTCAAGCCCTCTCAAGCACCATTAAGTTATTGATTTCTTTGATTAAACTTATGTATTCGATAGATTTTATCAATAGGTTAATTAGGGACAGATTAGTGTTGTAAAAAAGTAACAACTAAAGAAAACTCTTGACAACTCAGGATTTTTGTGCTATAATTATAAGTATATAAAGACACAAACACGAGAAACCATATAACACCTAGTGAGATAATTCTTTGGTTAGTAATCTTTATGAACACTAACCTAAATATACAAACTCGTGTATAGCCTTAAGTTGCCCCTTAAGAGAACTAAGAGAGATTTATGTCTGAAGAAAAAAGAAAAATTGGAAGACCTCCTAAGAATGAGTTGTCTGCCAATACTAAACGAAATGCTGTAGGTCGCCCTAAAGGTGATGCTGCAATCATTAATGAATATAAAGCTAGGATGTTGTCTAGCCCTAAGTCAAGGAAGGTCTTAGATGCCATCTTTGATGCAGCTCTAGATAACGAACATAAGAACCAAGCTGCTGCTTGGAAATTGGTTGTCGATCGTATTCTTCCCGTGTCTGCCTTTGAGCAGGACATAGTTAAGCAAGGTGGTAGGTCTGCTATACAGATCAACATTACTGGTTTAGGAGCGAGCGTTACCGAGGAGCCTGAGATCGTTGAGGATGTGACTGACGTGGAGATCAAAGATGAGTGACCTTAACATCCAACTGCTCCCTTGGCAACAAGAGGTCTGGAACGACAAGCACCGATTTAAGGTCGTTGCTGCAGGTCGTCGTACAGGCAAGTCTCGCTTAGCAGCCTATTTGTTGATCCTTAATGCTCTACAGACAGACAAAGGCCACGTATTTTACGTAGCGCCTACACAAGGGCAGGCACGGGACATTATGTGGCAAACGCTACTTGAGGTTGGTCATTCGGTCATCTCAGGTTCACACATAAACAACTTACAAGTTAAACTTGTGAACGGAGCCAAAATTAGTCTTAAGGGTGCTGATAGACCTGAGACCATGCGCGGTGTGTCGTTGAAGTTTTTGGTAATGGACGAATATGCGGACATGAAGCCTGAGGTCTGGGAACAGATCTTACGTCCTGCATTGGCTGACCAAAAGGGTTCTGCGTTATTCATTGGTACACCTATGGGTAGGAATCATTTTTATGATCTCTACCAGCACGGTCTAAAAAATGAAGATCCAACCTTTGCGTCATTCCATTTTACTTCATTTGACAATCCATTGTTGGACCCTAATGAGATCGAAGCTGCCAAGAAGAGTATGTCTTCCTTTAGTTTCCGTCAGGAATTCATGGCATCCTTTGAAGCTCAGGGTGGTGAACTGTTTAAAGAAGAATGGATTAAATTCGATGAAGATGAACCTGACGATGGTGATTATTATATTGCTATCGACTTGGCCGGTTTTGAAGATGAGGGAGCTACAGGCGTTAAGAATAAACGACTGGACAGTACAGCAATCTCTGTCGTTAAGGTGAATGACAAAGGCTGGTACGTTAAAGAGATTATCTACGGTCGTTGGGACGTTAAGAAAACAGCACAGAAGATCTTCAATGCCGTCAAAGACTATGAACCAAATGCTGTCGGTATCGAGAAAGGCATTGCTCGTCAAGCTGTTATGCCTTACCTTTCTGACATCATGCGCCGTACACAAACCTTCTTTAGAGTCGATGAGCTGTCTCATGGAAACAAAAAGAAAACAGACAGGGTTGTCTGGGCACTGCAGGGTAGATTTGAGAATGGATACGTTACGTTGAACAAGGGCGAGTGGAACAACGAGTTTTTGGACCAGTTGTTTCAGTTTCCCAACAAGCTGGTGCATGATGACTTAATTGACTCGTTATCGTACATCGAACAATTAGCCAAGGTTTCTTATGTTGCTGACTTTGAGGAAGACGACTGGGAACCTATGGATACTGTAGCAGGATGGTAATATGAAAAAAGGTCTGTACGCTAACATACACGCCAAACGTAAACGCATTGCTGAAGGCAGTGGTGAGAAAATGCGTAAACCCGGAACCAAAGGTGCTCCTACGGCTAAGGCGTTTAAACAAGCAGCTAAGAAACCAAAGAAAGGTTAACCATGGCAACTAAGAAAATTATGTTCAAACCTTGTGCTGGATGTCCTACACCCGCTAAGTGCAAGAAAGCAGGTAAGTGTCTCATGAAGGCTAAGAAAAATGGCTAAAGATTCAAGACTAGAACGCGCTGGTGTTTCTGGCTACAACAAGCCAAAAGCAACACCTAACCACCCAACTAAAAGCCACGTGGTTGTTGCCAAAGAAGGTGACCAAGTAAAGACCATTCGTTTTGGTCAACAAGGCGTCAAAGGCAGTCCTGACGGTTCTGCACGAAACAAGTCTTTCAAAGCACGTCACGCAAAGAACATCTCTAAGGGCAAGATGAGCGCAGCTTATTGGGCTGATAAAGTTAAGTGGTAAAGGAATAAAATGGAAGACTACGAAAACAATTTCCCAGATCAAAAGTTAGAAAACTGGGTGATGGACAAAGCCGAAAGGTGGCGTGATCACTACACAATTAACTACAAAGAAAAGTTTGACGAGTACTACCGACTTTGGCGTGGCGTATGGGCTGCTGAGGATAAGACCCGAGAGTCCGAGCGTAGTCGTTTGATCTCCCCTGCCCTTCAGCAAGCTGTGGAATCTGCAGTTGCTGAGGTAGAAGAGGCTACCTTTGGTCGTGGTAAATGGTTTGATATTGACGATGACCGCAAAGATGAAGAAAAAGGTGACGTTGAGTTTCTTAAGAACCAACTAGACGAGGACTTTAAGTTCACCAAAACTCGTCGGGCTGTCGCTGAGTGCTTGATTAACTCTGCTGTCTTTGGTACTGGTTGTGCAGAACTTGTACTTGAGGAAGTCAAAGAAATGAAACCTGCTACTCAGCCCGTTATGGACGGAGCTATGCAGGCTGTGGGTGTCAACATTAGCGATCGTTTTGTCGTTAAGTTGCGTCCTATCCTTCCTCAGAATTTCTTGATTGACCCTGTTGCTTGCAATATCGAAGAAGCCATGGGTGTTATCATTGATGAATTTGTTCCTAAACATCAAGTGCTGCAAGGTATCGAGAATGGTATCTACAAAGATGTAAAAATTGAAGATGCTGACACAGATACAGACCTTGAAGCAGACAAAGAAATTACCGCCTATGACGACGATAAGGTTCGTCTGACTCGTTACTACGGTCTGGTGCCAAAACACTTGTTTGTTGACGCTACCGAAGAGTCCGAAGACGATGAAATGTCTGATTTGGAAGAGAAAGAAGACAAAGAAGACGAAGAAGGCTACGTAGAAGCAATTATTGTCGTTGCAAATGGCGGTCAGTTGCTTAAAGTAGAAGAAAACCCTTACATGATGCAGGATCGCCCTGTTATTGCATTCCCTTGGGATGTGGTTCCCGGTAAATTCTGGGGTCGTGGTATTTGTGAGAAGGGTTATAACAGCCAGAAAGCGCTTGATGCTGAGCTTCGTGCCCGTATTGACGCTTTGGCACTTACGGTTCATCCTATGTTGGCTATGGATGCCACACGAATGCCACGTGGGGCTAAGTTGGAAGTCCGTCCCGGTAAGACGATCCTTACCAACGGCAACCCAGCTGAGATCCTTCAGCCCTTTAAGTTTGGTAACCTCGATCAAGTCACCTTTAACCAAGCTGCAGAACTCCAAAAGATGGTGCAGATGGCTACGGGTGCTGTTGATGCCGCTGGTATCCCCGGTTCAATCAACGGTGAGGCTGCTGCAGGAGCTGTTTCGATGTCATTGGGTGCGATTATCAAGCGCCACAAGCGCACACTAATCAACTTCCAAGAATGTTTCCTAATCCCAATGATCGAAAAGACCGCTTGGCGCTACATGCAGTTTGATCCTGACAATTATCCTGTCAAAGACTACAAGTTTGTGCCTTCTAGTTCGTTGGGTGTGATTGCTCGTGAGTATGAAGTTACTCAGCTGGTCCAGTTGCTACAAACTGTGGGTCAAGAGAGCCCAATGTATCCTTTGTTGATCTCTGCGGTTGTTGATAACATGGGCTTGAGTAATCGTGAAGAGCTTATGGCACAACTTAAAGAAGCTGCTCAGCCAAACCCAGAAGCAGAACAGATGCAACAACAGCAAATGCAGGCTCAGATGGCTCAAATGCAAGCTCAGTTGTCTTTGGTACAATCACAGGCTCAAAAGTACGCTGCAGAGGCTCAGAAGGCTACTGTGGAGGCACAGTTGGAGCCACAGGTGGTTCAGGCTAAACTAGCGGCTGCTTTGTCAAATAATCTCCAGAAAGGAGACGCAGACGAAGCTGAGTTTGCCAAGCGAGCACGGATTGCTGAGTTGATGTTGAAAGAAGAAGACATTAAGAGTAACGAAAGAATTGCTCAAATGCAAATGGCAACAAAGAACTTGACAAAAATGTAAAAGTATGATATAATAGTAATTATATGTATCTCTCCGTATACGAAAGGAAAAAGAGATGGATAAAGAATTACAAGAGTATTACGAAAACCTATTAGACCTGTTCACCCATAAAGGCTGGAGTCAGTTCATCGAAGACATTGAAGGTAATGCCGAGATGCTACGGGATATCATGACCATTAAGGATGAACAGGGCTTTTGGTACAGACGAGGACAAGTAGAAGCTGTTCAGCGGATCCTTTCTTATGAGTCTACTATTAAAGATAGTTATGAGGACTTTGAGAGGCAAGCAGATGAGTAAGCGGATATTTGAATTTGTTTGTACAGATGGCCACCTCTTTGATCGTTTAGTCGATTCGGAAAGCCGAACAACCGACTGCAAAGAGTGTGGCAAAGTCGCAACTAGAATCATAAGCACGCCGATGGTAAAACTGGAGGGCGTTACCGGAGACTTTCCCGGAGCAGCAATGCAATGGGAACGAAAACGTGCTGAGAAACTAGCTGCTGATTCTAAACGGAGTGCCGACTAACGTCATAAGCACTTATAATTTATTTCCACAATGCTTTACATAGCACGGAGTACAATATGGCAACATTTATTGATGAAGACGAGAATAATTCACAAGAGACCGAACAATTCGATACCCTCGATAGTGAACAGACTGAACAGGTAGAAGAGACTCAAGAAGAGCAACCTCAGGATACCGAAGAAGAAGAAGACGACATTCCTGATAAGTATAAGGGCAAATCTGTTAAAGACATTGTCCGTATGCACCAAGAAGCCGAAAGGGCAATTGGTAAACAAGGAAGTGAAGTTGGTGAGCTTCGGAAGTTAGTTGACGATTATATTCGCGCCCAATCCATCACACAACAAGCCCCTGAAGTCGACGAAGAGATTGATTTCTTTGATAACCCTAACGAAGCCGTTGCAAAGGCTATTGAGAAGCATCCTAAGATTCGTGAAGCAGAAATGCTTTCGGAACAGATGAAACGTGCTCAGGCTTTGAGTACACTTAAGTCAGAACATCCTGATTTTGAAGAAATTGTTCAAGATCCTGCTTTTGCAGAATGGGTTACTGGCAGTAAGGTACGCCAAGAACTGTATGTACGTGCTGATCAAAAGTTTGACTTTGATGCAGCTAGTGAGCTGTTATCTACGTGGAAAGAACGTAAGAACGTAGTGCAACAAACAGCAGCTGTTGAACAGGCTTCTCGTAAACAAGCTATTAAGGCGGCTAGTACGGGAAGTAGCAAAGGCACCGGAGAGTCTTCAAAGAAAACATATCGAAGAGCCGACATTATTGAACTCATGAGAACGAACCCAGACCGCTACGAGCAACTTGCACCAGAAATTATGCAAGCGTATGCGGAGGGTCGTGTTAAGTAAATCATTCTGAAAGGAAATTATAATGGCACTCGGAACTAATCACGTCACCAACACTACTGGTGCAACCTTTATCCCCGAACTGTGGTCTGACGAAATCATCGCAGCCTACAAACAAAACCTCGTCATGGCAAACCTCGTCTCTAAGATGTCCTTCAAGGGCAAAAAAGGCGACACCTTGCACATCCCTAAGCCTACTCGTGGCTCTGCATCTGCTAAGGCTGCTTCTACGCAAGTGACTCTGCAAGCTGCTACTGAGTCTGAAGTTCAGGTGTTGGTGAACAAGCACTATGAATATAGCCGCTTGATCGAAGACATCACCGAAGTTCAAGCTCTGGCTTCTCTGCGTAAGTTCTACACTGGCGACGCTGGTTATGCACTGGCTAAGCAGGTTGATAGCGACTTGGTTGCTTTGGGTCGCGATGCTGCTGCTGACATTACCTATGACGGCGGTACTGCTGTTGTTGGTGATGACGGTGAGACTGCTTATAACGGCTCTAACGCTGCAGCTCTGGCTGACGCAGGTATCCGTCGTATGATCCAGACTCTGGACGATGCTGACGTTCCCATGGACGGTCGTGTGTTGGTTGTTCCTCCTTCTGCTCGCAACACCCTGATGGGTCTGGCTCGTTTCACCGAGCAAGCCTTTACTGGTGAAGTTGGCGGTGCGAACACCATCCGTAACGGTCAGATTGGTGACATCTACGGCGTTAAAGTCTATGTGACCACCAACGCTGACACCACCACTGGTGGCGATCGTGTGGGTCTGATGTTCCACAAGGACGCTTTCGTGTTGGCTGAGCAAATGGGCGTTCGCTCACAGACTCAGTACAAGCAAGAGTACTTGGGTACGTTGTTCACCTCTGACATGTTGTACGGTGTCAAGTCACTGCGCGACGAGGCATTTGTCCCTGTCGTTATGCCTGCTTAATAGCTAGGTTGAATGGGGTTGTTATGAGCAGCCCCGTTCTTTTAGTTTCTTCATGTGAGGGGGCTAAACGAACTAAAAATTAACCTAAGGAAAACCTATGGCTATTTATCGTGGTATCGGTGGTGCAGGGGATAGCACTACAGACGCAACAGTTACCGCAGTCACTGAGCAGGCTACCAACGCCGCCACTAGTGCAACAAACGCCGCCTCTTCAGCTTCTTCAGCTGCCTCTAGTGCCACAGCTGCATCTACCTCAGCCTCTAATGCCGCTACAAGCGCCTCAGCTGCCTCTACAGACGCTGATGATGCCGCTGCTCGTGCTGCTGCTGCTTTAGCCTCTGAGACAGCCGCCGCTACTTCTGAGACTAACGCGGCAACAAGTGAAACTAATGCTGCAACCTCAGAGACTAATGCAGCAACGAGTGAGACTAACGCAGCTACTAGCGAAACCAATGCTGCCACAAGTGCTGGTGTTGCTGCTCTAAACGCTACCTCAGCTGCTGATAGCGCTTCATCTGCCGCTACCTCAGCCTCTAATGCGGCTACCAGTGAAACTAATGCCTCTAACAGTGCTACTGCTGCTCAGACTGCACAAACAGCCGCTGAGACCGCACAAGCTGCCGCAGAAGCTGCACAAGAAGCTATTGATGGTTTGTATCTTGGGGCACAAACATCTGATCCCTCTGTTGATTTGAATGGTGACCCTGTTACTGCTGGTGACTGGTATTACAACACTACAACAGCTGTTACTCGTATTTATGATGGCTCTGCTTGGAACAACGGAGCTGTTAGCACAAATGACTTTTTGTTAGCTGTAAACAATCTGTCTGATATTGACAGTGCAACTACTGCTCGTACAAACCTTGGGTTAGGCACAGCTGCTACAACGGACGCTACTGATTATGCTACTGCGGCTCAGGGGTCAAACGCTGACACTGCTTATGGCTGGGGTGACCACTCTCTAGCTGGTTACTTGTCTAGCTACACAGAGTCAGACCCTGTTTATACAGCTTCATCATGGTTTGGGACAACAAACAATGCCAGTCAATGGGACACTGCTTATGGGTGGGGAGATCATGCCTCTGCTGGTTATTACAGCGCAAGCGGTGGTACTGTTAGCGGCGATGTAGACGTAACAGGCTCTGTAACCGCTACAAGTTTCTCTGGTGACGGTAGCGCACTGACAGGTATTGATACTTTACCAGATCAAACAGGTAACAGTGGTAAATACCTAACAACAGATGGTACAGACCCATCATGGGCTGAGTTGGACACGGATGCAAACAGTACAACTAAGGGGTTGTATGAGCATAGTAATACCATTTCGACTAACTACACAATCGGTACAGGGAATAATGCAATGAGTACAGGACCTATGACGATTGCTTCTGGTGTTTCTGTTACTGTCCCAAGCGGTAGTCGCTGGGTTATTGTTTAAGGAAAAGATATGAGTATTGTTTTAAATGGAACGACAGGGGTAACAACGCCTGATGTAACCAGTGATGGTTTGACGGTTGACTCCACTACGCTGGTTGTTGATGAGACAAATAATCGGGTAGGTGTTGGGACGAGTTCGCCGGCTGCGAAGTTGGATGTCTATGACACCGCCGTGGCAACATATCCCGTGCAAGCTGCGCAATTTGGGAACAGTGGAGGCGCTCAAGGTGCGTTTCAGATAATTGGTTATAGCAACCTCGAATGGGGTTTTAACGCACTGAATTCACGAAATCTAGTTTTCAATACAAATCAGACAGAACGCATGCGCATCAACTCCTCAGGCAACGTAGGTATTGGTACGAGTTCACCGGGGGCAAAACTGCATTTATTTGCGGCTACCGCCGGTGCTTTTGCAGGACTTCGAGTAGGGCAAAATGATGGCTATGCTCAAATAGGCACTGATAATGGTGGGCTGTTGATGTATACAGGAACCACCGAACGCGCCCGCATTGACTCCAGTGGTAACTTGCTGGTGGGGACGACGAGTGCTTTGTATAGTAATAGAGTTGTATCGTCTGGAGGTTTTGCCTCGCTTAATCACCCACAATTCAACATCACTAGCACAAACTCGTCCACTCCTTTTGAGTGGGTGTTGCGTAGCGGTTCGTCAATGCAGTTCTATGTAAACAATGCAACTGTATTGGCTACGCTAAGTTCATCTGGAGTTTGGACTAATGCATCAGACGCACGCTACAAAGAAAACATCCGTCCAGCAAGCTATGGGCTTTCTGAAGTTATGCAATTGCAGCCTCGTGCATACAACATCATTGGCTCTGAAAAACAAGAGATTGGTTTTGTTGCACAAGAGGTAGAGCAGCTAATCCCTGAATTGGTCGAAAGCACAGAAAACTCTGTGACTGGAGAAGACCGTTTAACGCTTTCTTACGGACAGCTTTCTGCTGTTATTGTCAAAGCCATCCAAGAACAACAAGCAATTATCGAATCATTAACCGCACGAGTGAGTGCATTGGAGGCATCTAATGTCTAAAATTTCAATCAAGGGCGCTGACACAGGCACAGGAGTTTTTACTCTTGAGTCACCAGCGACCAATACAGATAGAACGCTAACAATCCCAGACGTTGATGGGTCTATTGTTACAGCAGATAATTTGGGTGCAGTTGACGTTGCGTCTTACAAAAAAAATGGAGTTGCTGGTAAGCTGTTGGTTAAGTCTGCCCTTGTCACGGACGGTACAAACTATACTAACACCAGTTCTACCAATACATTCATGAGCGACACCCTTACTTTTACGCCAGCTTCAGCTGATTCAGAAGTGTGGGTGTCAATTCAAGCATGGGTCACTATAAACCAAACAGGTAGTGATAATGATGCTGTTGGAAATTTATATGCCTACACAGTTCAATCAAATGGCACAACCCTTATTTCCGCTGTTTCAATACCCACTACCGCAACTGATAATTACATTGGCGGTGTTGATATAGCAAACGGCGGTGAAGTGCGTGATTGTGTATCTATCGAAGGTTTAGCAACTAGGTCTTCAGATGGCGTTGTTCGTGTCAGACTTTATGGTTCGTTGGGAAACGATACAACATCTGGTTATGCAGCAACCATGACTATGTATGTGTGTAGTGCTACCTTTAAGGAGTACCTGTAATGGATAAACATATACTAACCATTGCGCTGGCAAAACACCTTGACCGTGGTGATTTCTCTTTAGCTGGCAAAAGTCTTGAAGAATATGTACTTCACTTTGCAGATGGCACAACTGCTCAGGGTACTGACTACGATTTGGAAGCCATTTACGCTGTTGAAGAAGCTATCCGAAATAAAAGCAAGCGCATTGCTGAACTTAAGAAGTTATTGCTAGACAGCGATTACAAGGTTTTACCTGACTACGACAAGGACAGCGAAGCCATCAAAACGCAACGTCAGGCTTGGCGTGAAGAAATACGCACATTGGAGGCACAATGAGTTCTTTAGCAACAAACGTCATCACCGATGCTAGTGGTGGCAACACAACCACCATCAACGGGTACACCCCAACCGTGTCTAACATGGCTGGCAGGAATCTTATCATCAACGGAGATATGCGGATTGCACAGCGTGGAACGAGTGCGACATTTAGCAACGGCACTAATAATTATTTGGTTTCCGACAGGTGGCTTTTCAGCGAAGGGGGCACAGAGCCTTTTGTGTTTGCAGTAAGCCAAAGCACGGACGCCCCCTCTGGTTTTTCAAATTCTCTTAAGTTAGATTGCACTACGACAGCGGCATCGCCAGCGTCTTCGTCTTCTGCTTCTTTTGAGCAAAAAATTGAAGCACAAGACTTACAGCAGCTATCCTTTGGAACAAGTGGCGCGAAGTCTTTGACGCTTTCATTTTGGGTTAAGTCAAGTAAAACAGGGACTTATATCGTTTGGTTTTATCAAGACGATGCCACACGGTCTGTGTCGGCTGCCTACACAATATCTTCTGCAAACACTTGGGAGCATAAAACCATTGTAATTGATGGTGATGCTTCTGGGCAAATAGACCTAGACAATGGCTCTGGGTTTAGGGTTCGATTTGTCCTTCTTGCTGGAACAACTTTTACCTCTGGAACACTACAAACTTCTTGGGGTTCTTCAAATAATCTTGCAGACCGCTATGTTGGTCAGGTAAACTTGGCTGATAGCACAGACAACGATTGGTATCTCACAGGCGTACAACTCGAAGTCGGCAGTGTAGCCACTCCTTTTGAGCATCGTCCGTATGGGCAGGAGTTGGCGTTGTGTCAGCGGTATTATGAAGTTGGGAGCATCTATTCGTCAATAAATGGTGCAGGCGTGTATAGAGAATTTTTTAAGTATAGCGTAGTAAAGAGAGCATTGGCGACAATCACAACAAGTACAACGCCTTCTGTAACTAACGGTGGTTTAACTGATTATACATACGGATTTGACATATATCAAAACGGCTTAACGGCAAATGGTGCTGTTGTTGGTACGGTGATAGCTAACGCGGAGTTGTAATTATGTATATACAGTTTTTAACAGAAAACGGAACTTTAGCTAACGGTGTTATACGTGAAAAGGACAACGCCTTCATCCCATTCGACCATGCCAACACAGATTACCAAGAGTACCTGAAGTGGCTGGAAGAGGGTAACACACCAGAACCTGCTGACCCTGTGGAGTAACAGATGGAAAACCTAGACCCTATAGAGTACGGTAGGTTACTCGCTAAAGTGGAAGGACTAGAGGATAAAGTGTCAAGCATGGACAAAGACATTAAGACCCTTCTAGCTCTCGCTAATCAGTCTAAAGGTGGCTTCTGGATGGGTATGACCATTGCCTCTCTTGTTGGTGGTGTTTTAACATGGTTTGTACAACATTGGAGTAAATAATGCTTGCTGAACTCGCGGCAGCTAATGCAGCGTTCGCGGTTATTAAAGAAAGTATATCCAATGGCGGTGAGTTGCACCAGATGGGGCAAAAGCTCATTGGATACTTTAATGCCACATCAGAGATCGAAAAGAAAGCACAAGAAGGCGGTAAGGGAGATCTTGACGCTTTCATGGCTAAAGAACAAGTAAGAGCACAAGAAGAAGAACTAAAAGAGATGATGATCTACCAAGGTCGTCCGGGTATGTGGACGGATTGGTTGACGTTTAAGAGAGACGCTAAGCTCGCCAGAGACGCTGAAGCTAGGGAGCTAAGGGCTAAGGCAGCTAAACGCAGACAGCTGCTGTATAACTGGTTTATGGGGTCTTTGATAGTTGTTGGTTCACTAACTGGATTGGTAGCTATTGGGATGATAATTTACTTGGTGAAATACGGACGATAACATGATTCCAATCTTAAGTAGTTTACTAGACCTTGGAGGCACCTACCTCAAAGGTAAACAAGAGGAAGCCAAGGCTAAGGCTGAGGCTGCTATTGTAGGTATCCAAGCCGAGGCTGACATTAAGAAAGCCAAAGCTATTTCTGCAACCAAACGGGCTGAAGCTGGTCAAGAGCAAAACTATGATCTTGATAGGATGGCTATGGAGCAGATGAATAAGAGTTGGAAGGATGAACTGATTCTGGTTATCTTTCTGGCTCCAATGGTCCTTGCGTTTATTCCCGGCATGGACAAGTACGCATTGGCTGGCTTTGAAGTCATCCAGAAGATGCCTGACTGGTATCAGTACATTATTATTGGCATGGTTGTAGTAATCTATGGCATGCGTGGGATGCTTGAGAAAATTATAGACAAGAAGGTAAGTTTGAAATGAATCTAGATAAAGCTGCAGAGCTATGTAAGAAGTTTGAGGGTTTCTCGGCTAAGCCGTACCTGTGTCCTGCTAACGTGCCTACAATCGGCTATGGCAGTACTTATTACGCTGACGGCACCAAGGTATCCCTAGACGACCCTGAGATCACTGAGGAGCGTGCTACGGCTCTCTTGATCCATGAACTTGAAGAGACATTCCTACCAGCTGTTCGCAAGTACTGCCCTGAGGTGGCAGACGATGAGAACAAAAGCAATGCTCTGGTATCCTTCACCTACAACTTGGGGGCTGGTAATCTTGCCAGTTCTACGCTCCGCAAGAAGGTAAATGCTTGTGACTGGCAGGGAGCTGCTGATGAGTTCCCTAAGTGGCGTAAGGCTGGCGGTAAAGTCCTTAGGGGTCTTGAGCTGCGGCGAGCTGCCGAAAGAGCGTTGTTTTTAAGCGACAATTAAAAAAGTACTTGACAAGTTAGCTAATTTATGGTATACTATATACTATAGTTTACTAGGTAATTAACTGAATAACAAACCAAAGAAACTAAACATAAGGATACTTAAGACATGAGGCACTCTATCGGACGTACTCTCCCTGCCTCTACGGAGACAGAAATTCTTGTGGTTCCTAATGGCTACATTGCTGATCTGTCAATGTTGTTTATTAGCAACACAAGTGGTTCTACTGGGTCGGTTACGGTGTATTGGCAGCATGCACATGATGCTACTCATAAGGTTTATATCCTGAATGGAAAATCACTTGGGTCTAAAGATTACATTCAGTTTTCAAACGGCAATGTAATCATGAAGAGTGGAGATTCTTTGAAGCTAGAGCCAACACAAGAGATGAACGTGATCGTGACATTTGATCTACTTCAGGCTCCACCGTTGTACGCCTTTGATGGCGAGTAAAATTAGGAACAATAATGGAATATCGTGATTTAGTTAACAAAGTCATGCTGCGTCTTCGGGAAAAGCCTGTGTCAGGCGGTATTCTCCAAGGATCAGAGAACTCAGGTACCTATGCTCGCTTGATTGGTGAGTTTGTTAATGAAGCTAAATCTCAAGTGGAAGCTGCTTGGGACTGGAGCGCTCTCCGTAACACACTGACGCTTACCACATCTGCTGACGTGTTTAACTATGAGTTGAACGGCACACGGAACAATTTTAAAGTGTTGGACGTGTTAAATGATACGAGTAATTTTAACATGGAGTATCGAGACGGTGAATGGTTTAACCAACAGTTCTTGACAACAACACCACAGGTAGGCGCTCCATACTACTACAACTTCAACGGTGTGTCAGCCGATGGAGATACTCAGGTAGACATTTACCCTATCCCTGATGGCGTCTACTCCTTACGTTTCAATGTGACACTTCGGAACCTGCCTTTGTTTAATGACACAGACGAGCTGGTAATTCCTTCTCGTCCTGTTATTCTTCTGGCTACGGCTATGGCAATTGAAGAGCGTGGTGAGGATGGGGGCCAGCAGAGCATCAACGCATATGCAGCTGCTCAGTCTGCACTGGCTGATGAGATTGCTCTTGATGCTGCTCGCCACCCTGAAAATACTATTTGGTATACCGTATGAAACAACTAGAGACTGTATCTATTGTCGCCCCCGGCTTCTTTGGTCTTAACACCCAAGAAAGTGGCGTCACGCTGTCTCCTAATTATGCCCAACTTACCGACAATGTAGTTATTGACAAATATGGTCGACTAGGTTCTCGTAAAGGGTGGCTCATGAAGACCACCGATGGTGTTGATGAGCTGGGAGGAAACCCCATTCGTTTCATGCTTGAGAACATTGAGGTGGGAGGTGCTACCACGTTGTTGTCTGCTGGAAACAATAAAGTGTTTACTGGTGGTAATAACAGTGCCCTGACAGATGTAACACCTTCTTTCTATACAATCACAGCTGACAATTGGGACGGCGCCTCATTACTAGAGACAGCTATTCTAGTACAAGAAGATCATGAACCGCTAGTTTTTAACCCTGTGGCTTCTCCTGTTGTTCAACCTCTTGTTTATTATACAGCAGGAGCTGATGGTTCAGTGGCTGATTTTGCTAGCTTACCCGGTTCACCAACAACAGGTGACCGTTATCATACACAAGATACCAATACTGTTTATGAGTGGGACGGTTCGACATGGGATAATGTCACCATTGTGCAGAACTACGGGGTGGACTACCCTAAACAGATTATTGGCGCTTATGGTCGTTTCTGGGCGCACAATGGAAAGACCATCTACTGGTCAACAGATATTGCAGATAGCTCTGGCTTCCCTAACTTCTCAGGTGGTACAAGCGGAACCCTGAACATTGCTTCTGTTCTTCCACGAAACATAGACGAGATTGTTGCTCTGGCTGTACATAATGATTTGCTGATTATTTTCTGTAAGAGCAACATTGTGATGTACAGTGGTGCCAAAAATCCCATTGGTGTAGATTTTAAACTCTACGACATCATTGCTGGTGTTGGCTGTGTTGCCCCTCGTTCTGTGCAGCCCACAGGTAGTGATCTGATCTTCTTGAGCGACACAGGTATCCGTAGTTTAGGGCGCTTAATCTCTGAGAAGAGCTTGCCTATGCGCGACTTGACTAAGAACATCCGTGATGATTTCTTAGCTGACATGCGCTATGAAATAGATAACGGTTCTCTGGATAACGTGTGTTCTGTCTACAGTGAACAAAACGCATTCTATCTGATTTCATTCCCATCTTCTCAAACAGTCTATGTGCTGGACATGCGATCTCCTTTGGAAGACGGAAGTGCTCGCTGTACTGTCTGGTTTGAGTATCCAGCTTATGCTTTCTTACGTCTCGTTGATAGGTCTTTGTTGATCGGAAAAACTGATGGCATCGGTGAGTACTCTGGTTATACAGACAACGGCTCTTCCTATGTTATTCGGTTTGCTTCTCATTATTTAGATTTAGGAAGCAATGTTCAAAACAAGATTTTAAAACAAGTCAAAGTTCTTGTACTAGGTGGAAGCAATCAAGAGTTTAAACTTAAAGTAGATACAGACTACCTTTCTTCTGAAGATGTATATACTTTCAAGATTAACGAAAGTACTGTATATGAGTATGGGACGGCTCTTTACGGGTACGATCCTGATAACGACGATGCACCTTTGTCATTTTTTACAGGCAGTGTTGTCATTGATACGATCAAAAGCAGCATTGGTGGTTCTGGAAATGTAATTCAAATTGGTTTTGAAGCTAATGTAAGTGGCTCAGAACTTTCTGTGCAGTCTTTAGATTGCTTTGTTAAAACTGGAAGGATTAGTTAAATGTCTAATTACACTAAGGCAGCTGACTTTGCTCTTAAAGACGCTCTGCCAACAACGGACTCCCTTAAGATTGTTAAGGGTGCTGAAATTGATAACGAGTTCAACCTCATTCAAACAGCAATAACGAGTAAAGCGGATATACTTTCTCCTGCTTTAGAAGGAACACCAACGGCACCTACTGCTGCTCCCGGTACTGACACAGTACAGATAGCAACTACTGCTTTTGTTATTGATGAACGATCTACAGCGGCTACGATCTCAAATAAGACACTTTCGAGTTGTGTTTTAGATAGTGTTACTGTGCCTGATGAAGCCACCGCTACTACACTTAGAGAAGAGCTAGGTACCCAAGATGCAGCCAACTTAACAGAAGGTATTGTTGATCCTGCCAGACTTGGATCAGGAACGGCAGATGCTTCTGTTGTTCTGAACGGTGCTAATCAATGGGTTTCTATTCCATTGCTTGGCGCTGATCAAACATGGCAAAACGTAATTGGTTCCCGTGCTTTTGGAAATTCGTATCAGAACACCACAGGACGTACTATTTTTGTTAACGCTTGGCAGACACCAACTAGCGGTTCAACTGGTTTGACACTAGCTGTCAGTAGTAACAATAGCACATGGATTACTATTGACTACCAATACTCAATTTATAACGACGACCAAAACGGTGCAAACGTAGGAGGACCAATTCCTCCGGGTATGTACTATCGTGTAACAAGTAACACTACATCTGGCTCTAAGGGCTGGGCTGAGTTAAGATAAGGAAAGAATAATGTCATTTGACCCTGTATCAGCTGGATTTCAACTTTTTGGCGGGCTTTTCGGAGCAGGAGCAAGCCGCCGAGCAGCTAAAGAAAAACGAGAGAACCAACGTAGAGCAATAGAAGCCACTGAGTTTAAACCTTATGCGGTAACCTCTGGTTTTGGAAGTAGTTACTTTGATCCAGAAAGCCAAACGGCTGGCTTCGAGCTAGACGATAGGCTGGCTAACTTTAGAGATCAAAACTATGACTATGCCAACCAAATCTTTGGCAACATAAACACAGATCCTACCGCTGAAATGCAAAAGACCATGGGCTTTTACAAGGAAGCTGTGGATCCTATGCGTCAAGCACAGGCTTTAAAACTGGGCGCGAACATGCTTAGCGGTGGAAGGGTTGGAGTAGGTGTTTCTCCTGCAGCTTTGGGAGCCACTATTCCAGAAGGAATGACTGGATCAGGCTTAACGATGTCTCCTGAACTGCTTGCTATGTATTCAGCCAACGCAGCTCAAGATAAGTTAGCGGCTATGGATGCTTACTCACAAGCTCGAGAAAACATAGCTAATGATTTCAAGCTGGGTCAGGATTTGTTTGGTTTTGGAACCGACATTGAAAAACTTGCGACGGTACCAATGGATTATTCTTTGAAGCTCCAGCAGGTTCAAACACCACTACAACAAGCACAGGCAAATGTTTGGATGGGAGATGGCGGTACAAACGATCGACTAAACGCTGACATGGGCATCGCTAATATGTTAGGTGGTGCAGGTAGTGCCTTGAGTAGCATGGTCACCCCACAAAGCTCTACCCCCTCTAGCATGTGGGCTGTAGGAAGTGGCGGCGGAAACAAATTAAAAGGTTATGTACGAGGAGGATGGTAATGGCTACAGCAATTGAAGGATTATTTAACGTCCCTACAGACGAAGCCATTCGTCAAGCCTATCTGAAACAACAGCAGGTTTCTCCTGATGTTCTAGCTCAGCTCGATGCAGGCAGGCAGGGCATGGCTCTTGGACGCATGGGCGGCGCCGCGCTAGGTAGTGCAGTAGGTGGTCTGCTGGGTCGTCAGTATCCAGAAGAAATCCGTGCCGAACAGATGCGTAAGGCTATGTCAGGAGTCACTGGAAACACCCAGAGTGAGCGTATGCTCTCGTTGGCTCAACAGTTGCAGAACATTCCGGGAATGGAAGGTCAAGCAGCCATGGCAGCACAGAAGGCTGCTGAGTTCAAAGCTGAGGAAGACAAGGCTCGCGTGGATGCTATGAAGGCTAATGCTGAGATCTCTAAGAAGTATGAACCTACAAAAGTTGGTGTCAATAGTCAAGGGCAGGTGGTTTACTCTGTTCCAAACCAGCGTGGTGGCTACAGTGAGATGATTCAGAATGTTGATGAAACAGGTATGCCCGGTTATGTGGCAAACACGCTGCCCATTGTTGGCGAGTCGTCTTTAGGTGGTACCCCAACGATGACTAAGGTTGGCTTGACACCTACGGGTCAGGTTGTCTACAGCCAACGTCTTTCTGACAACACTCAACGACAAGTGATTGCAAGGACAGACGCAAACGGTAATCAGGTGTTTGTACCTTACAACGGGAAGGTTACTTCTGAGAAAGGGGTTAGCATCAACTTGAATGACAATCAACAAGATGAGTTTGCTAAAGGACGAGGTACAAACCAAGCTCAATGGCTGGCTGACACTCAAAAAGAAAAACAAAAAGCTACGACAGCTATAAATACACTTCTGGCAATGCAGGAAAAGAATGACCAAGGTATCTATAGCGGTCCTCAAGCGCAGGTTTTGCTGGTCGCATCTAACTTTTTGGAAAGTCTTGGTTTGTTATCTAACGCTCAGACCGAGAAACTCACAAGGTCTGGTTCGTATGACAAGTTCGCTAAAGATCTGGTTATGCAGGACTTGGATGGTAAACTTGGTGCTCAGGTTTCTGATGCAGACCGTAAGTATGTCGAGGCTCGTATTCCACAGTTGATTAACAACCCACAGGCCCGTGTAGAGCTGATCGCAAAGATGATTGAGATCAACAAGAAAAAGATAGCGTATGCTGATCAAATGAGAGAGCACGCAAATCGGTACAACAACCTCAATACTTTTGAGTTTCAATACATTCCACAATCAAACGGAACTACAACGACTTCAGGAAACGCTAAAGTTGTAAACTGGAACTAAGGAAGACTATGTCTAGAAATGTCACGGTAACTTTTACTGACGGGAGTCTGGTACAATATAATAACGTACCTAATTCTGTCACTCCAGACCAGATTGAGCAGCGAGCTATGTCTGATGAAGGCAAGGAAGTCGCAACGATTGATGGTGGTGGCGGTGGTGGACAACCAGAACCAATGGCTCCTCAGGTCACAGGTATGCCTATGGGCACCGTCCAAACTGGAGACATCGAAAGTGGCTTCCTGATGGGTCTTAAGGACCCTATTAACGCAGGCGCCCAAATGCTTCCTCGTGGTCTTGAGTTTCTCTCCTCTGCTGGTGGTGCTTATCCTAATGTTGTAAGTCAGTTCTTTGGCGATGAAGCTAAACGAGTCGACAACTTGGTTCAGAGCGAAGAAAACATTTATAGGAACGCTAGAGCAGACGCAGGTGATAGCGGTATTGACTTTTCTCGTATCGCTGGCAACGTAATCAACCCTGCAAACCTCGCTGTGGGCTATCGTGCCGCCAGCATGTTGCCCGCTGCCTCTAAAACAGCTCAAGCAGTTGGCACAGGCGTTGCAACAAGCGTGATGCAGCCCGTTGTTGATACAGAAGACTTTGCAGGCACAAAAGAACAACAGGCGGCAATTGGTGCTATTGCTGGACCAGCAGGCGCTATCGCTACAAAAGTGGCTGGTCGGGTCTTAAGTCCTCTTGAGTCTGCCGCAGAGAAGACAATGCGTGAACTTGGCGTCGTGTTGACGCCGGGACAAATGTTGGGCAAGCAGGCAAAGTCATTAGAAGAGTTTGCACAGAACATCCCACTGATTGGTCAGTTCATTAGTAATGCCCGAGAACGACAGTTGTTTGACTTCAATCGTGGCGTCATCAACAAAGCGCTTAGTAAGGTGAACGAGAAACTGCCTGAGAAGGTCATCGGTCGTGATGCTATTTCTTATGTACAACAAGTGATTAATCAGAAGTACGACGATGTTCTTAAGAATGTTTCAATGACCTATGACCAAGGTGTGGCTGGTAAACTAGGTAATGTTATCTCTACATCAAAGGTTGCGTCTGCTGCTAAAAAACAAGAGCTTAACGATCTTATCGACAAACTTGTTTACTCTCAGATTCCTGTGAAAAACTTGGCTAACAAGCGTGGCTTTGTTGGAACAGTTGATGGGGACATGTTCAAGAACATTGAGGCTGACATAAACCGAACTATCGCTCGTTATGGTAAGTCTTTAGACCCTAACGACCAAGAGATTGCCGAATCCTTGAAGACAATGTTGAAGTACTGGCGCTCTGAGCTTTCAAGTCAAAACCCCAAGCAAGCCAGTCAGCTCCGTAGGATTAATTCTGCTTATGGTGATGTGTCTGTGATGGAGACAGCGGCAGCTCAGGCTCAAGCACAAAATGGTGTATTCACACCTAAGGCTTATCAGTCTGCTGTGCGCTCTCAGGACAAGACTCGACGTAAGCGTTCTTTTGCTGCTGGTCAAGCCCGTGGTCAAGACGTTGGTGATGCTGCAGTTGACCTTCTGGCTCCTGAAGCAGGCGCCATCACCGAAGGTCGTGTTGCTCTAAACGTGGCTGGTGGCTACGCTGCATTGCAAAACCCAATTCTTGCTTCAGTCCTCACAGCTGCTTCTCTAGGAATGTATTCTAAGGGTGGACTCAAGGCTCTCGAGGTTCTCGCCACGAAGAGACCAGACCTTGCTCGCAAGATTGGTGATGAGCTGGCCAAGAGAGCAACAAAAGAAGGAAGCATCACAGGTGCAATGGTTGCCGCAGAGATCCAAAGGGAGAACACAGAGCAACCACTACCTGAGGCTATGATTAACATCTTTGGTACAAGGGACTCACAATAATGGCTGATATGTTGTCAAACCCTCTTTTACAAGAAGAAGACACAGGTCTTCGTAATCGTATTGAGAACCGTTTGTTAAAAGAGCTTCCAGAAACTTTTGAAGAGTACGGACAAGATAAAATCAACTTAGCTGAAGTAATCTTAAGGTCTGTAGGGGCTATCGGGGGGTCTATTTCTGATGTTGTAAACGAACCATTAGACAGGCTAATGAACGCTCTTGGAATAAACGAAGCGATAGCAAATCAAGTTAAAGAGCTAGCTCAAACAGAAAAAGGCAAAGAACTTGTAAAATGGTCTAGTGAAAACCCAAGGGCTACTAAAAACATACTGGCTGCTTTAGATTCAGCATCTGTTTTACCGTCTCTTCAAACGGCTAAAAACACATTAAACAGTGCCGCTAGAGGTTCTAGAACTATGGTTCAAGGTGGAACTGTTGGTGATGTTGTTCAGAAGGTGAGGGAAAAGATAGCAGAAAAGAAAGGTCTACCTGCTCCTGATAAAATGAACTACTACAACACAGGTCCAGTGTTGTTTGTTGGTGATATGCTAGACGGTCTCGCTGGCGCTGTTCAAGATGCCGTTATCCCTTCTAAAGCTGCCGCTGCTAGACAAAGCGGTATTCTTTCCAACGCTAGAAAAGAAATCAAAGCAGACGTGGAAAGCGGTAGAAAGACTAGGGCGGAGCAAGCTGCCTTGGCAAAACGCATGTTGGCATTACAAAACACAGGTAAAGAACCCGGAATGTTGTCCCCCGGTTCTCCTCTGTATGATTATTATATTAAAGAAGGTAACATAAATGTTGCTGGTCCACGTAGTAGGCTTAGCTCTCCTAATAATGTTCCTTGGAACCAAGAAGGTCTCGATAGGGTTAAAGCAAATCTAATGGAAGGTGGCTTGGATGAACAAGCTGCTGAGCGTGTTATAAACGATTTTAAAATGAATGTCTTCTCATCTAAAGGTGGATCAACAAGAGACAAGATATTTGAGTTTTTAAACCCAAGTAAACAAGGGATGTTCACAGACGTTTGGAACCCTTCTGCTGGTGGCGCTTTCCGTGAGACAGGGGGAATGACCCCCTTTGCACAAGCAGGCAGCACGGTTATAAACCGAGTATATGATCCAAAAGTTTGGGGGACTTTGCCCAAGGAACTACAGGAAGATTTGTTTACGTTGTCTAGAATGGCTAAAGTGGCAGATGACGATAGTTTTAGAGCTGGACGTTCTCAGATGGAGTCTTTCAAAGAGCTTAAGAAGGCTTATGAAAAACGCCTTGAGAACAAAGAACTAACAGCTAGGGAAAAACAAGTGCTTTCATTGGTTGATAATGAGAAAACCGTAAAACCACCATCAGCAGAAGACCCAAGGCAATATGTTAACGGTTCTTATGTTAGCAAACTTCTTTCCGCTTTAGGTGGCACACACACTGTTTCTATGTTAGACGATGCTGTTGAGTTAAAGACGGGCGCGATAAACCCTAGAATCACAACAACGGCTGGAGATAAGCACGATATTCTTGGTGCAGACTTTTTGTTCCCAAAGCAAAATAGAAGTGTTGTTATTTCACCACAGAGAAGAACACTGAATAGAGAAACAAACTCTACAGACTTAAGAAGGGATTCATTCCTTAATAAAAGTGAAGTTCCTGTGAATATGGAAGAAATACAAAAACTTGAACAGCTCTCAGGTGTGCCTTACATTCCCGGTGAAAATCCTGTAGATTATCAATTGAGAGCGATTGGTGATTTTAAAGGGAACCCTGAATTAACAGACTACATGAATGTGTCTGGTAATATAGGAAGAGGTTTATACCTTGGATCTGACTGGAGACAACAGTTAGAAAACGAATACTTAAACAACAAATAAACAAAAGGGACCTTAGGGTCCCTTAGTTTATTCTAGATCTATTTCATAGAAGTCTCCTATGTATACCGAGATGAACGGTATCTTGATGATAAGACCCATGAAAGCCACTGGTTTGAAGCTCTCGTCTTCTGTGTCGACCAAATGAATTGTGTTCTCATTGTGCTCGATGTCGAAGCCGATACCTAGTCGTGTGTTGATATTGATCATTACCAATGTCTCCAAGTGTTGAATATGATATGAAAGCAGGTGATCATTTCAATCGCCCGCATGATTACGTTAAGCGCCTTTGTCGACATCTACTACATAGGGAACAGTACGAACCGATGGATACTTACTCATGAATTCTTCACGGGTAATGTCTCGTCCAATCTTAACCTCTTCAAAGACCACCCCGTTTTTAGCGTAAGTGGTCTTCAAAGCGGTACACGCTGGACAATTGTCTTTTGTGTACACGATCATCATTAGATTTCACAGCCTCCTGCAGTACAAGCCAAAGTCTGAGCACCTTCTACGTTGTCGGTGTTCTCGATGAACAAGTCCCAGTTGATGGGCGGTGGTTGCATCTTGAGCATCTCAGCGTACTGCTCCTCGGTGATCTCCTCGTACGGTGCCTGACGGTACGTACCACCATCGTAGGGCAAGAACGATACTCCGGTGATGTCATCGAAGTGGTTCCACACCCAAGCGCCAACCTCTGGCCATTCCTTCTCTTCTACGCTGATAGTCACAGAAGGCTTGTGCTCACAGTAGTGTAACTGATAGAGGCGCCAGAGCTTCAGGTGGCTGATGGCGTCCAGCTCTTCACGCAACACAGCTTCGTCAGCGACCTTCACAGGGAAACTAAAGACAGTGGTGCTATCTGGCTTCATGACACAAGGTTCAGCTTGGAAACCCTGAGAGATCAGAAAAGAAGTGATAGGATCTTTATTGTCGGACCGAACACGACGAACATAAAACCGGCTATGATTTGGATGAATACCACTAGCAGTGCCAGCCAATTGACTGACTGTTCCTTCAGGCTTAATTGCAGTGATAGCTGCGCTACGGGATATACCCAGAGAATCAGCAAACTCAGCATTAACAGAAACTGCAACATTTTTCAACTCCTCAAGTAAACTGGGCAACGCAGGGTCGTCCGGATTGTTCAGCAACTTGTTGTCCAAGATGCCAGTCATTGACACACCAAGCAAACGCTCTTCTTCGGTGTTCTTCTCCCAGATCTTACGAAGATACGGGAAGTGTGTCATCGTCGCTTGGAAGGTCCCCAGAATCGTTGCCATGCGTATCTTACGCCGTAGTACGTCAGCTGTATCGGTGCTACGAACAATAACACTGCTAAGATTACAGAACTGATAAGGACGGAGAATGATTTCTGAACAG